GGTTCTAAAGATAACAACATGCCTCAGATATTTCAGTCTAAGAAACAAAAGATTGCACAGTTATATTCTTTAGAGGATTGCTTTAATACTTTTAGGCCTAGATCTGGAATTAACAAGTTGTCATATTTTTCTAATAGATTTACTCACAACACAAATCAGTTCCTTGCTCAACGACCAAGATACTATATGTCTGACAGCAAAGATAAATTTAAGTACTGGTCATCCTTTAGAACTGAAAATAATATTGAACGTGGTATTGCAAAAAATATTGTAAATGGGCAATTTTATATTGATGATGCGTGTCCGTATGTTGTTTATAAAGAAAAGGTTCCAGCAAACAGACTTGTTGTAAAAATGCAAACAAACGTTGGCACAAAAGATCTTGGACCTTTTTCTACAGGTTCAGGATTATTAAGCGATCCTCTTTTTGGTGATTTAAATAAAACAACTCCAGTAAAATGGAAAGTTCAAGTTCTTAAAGATAATAACTGGATCGATGTTCAATCATTTAATCAGTCATCAAGAAGAGCAGATGGATCTGCGATTATACAAGAAGATGGCTACTTAGAACTATCCTACGGTTTGATAATTCCAGAAAAGTATTCAAACATATTTATTAACGTTGGTGAGTTAATTTCTACTGAGCAACTGCCAGATAATCCAATCCCTGGATTTGCTTATTTAGTTAAATCTACAGAAGAAGATCTTGGGACCTTTCATATATGGCTTAGCGGTCAATATGAAACCTTTGCTCCAAATTATGGGTGGCACATTGCAAGTTCTCAAGTTGGACAAAACACAAACTTCGTTACTGATTTTACCAATCCAAATACTTATATAGATCCTAAAACACAGAATATTCTATATAAAGAGTTTGATTATATCTCTGGAGTTAGAGTTGCAGTGGAGACAATGAATAAGTTTGACTCATGTTTTGACTTGATTGAAATCTCTCCAAGATTGATTGCAGACGTATCTGATAAAACTGTTGAGTTTGAGGTTAACAAGGTTGCTTCTGATCTAGGTGGATCAGGATTGCCAGTAGGTCAACTCTTAGCGTCTACAGGTAGCATAACAATAACTGACTATGATTTAGCATTTAATGAAAACAATGCAGACAGTATAGTTAAGCAATATTTAAATAAAAATGTTAAGTTTTCTTTTTACGATGCAATTGACAATTACTCTGGGTATGAGTTTTATGTTCCCATTAAAACCCTGTACTCAGAATCAGTACCTAAAACTAATCTGGAAGAAAGAACCATCTCTATAGAACTTAGAGATATGTTCTTCCATTTTGAGTCGTTATCTGCACCAGATCTTCTATTATCAGATGCATCTCTGTCTTTTGTTATCTCTACACTATTAGACTCTATTGGATTCAGTAACTATTCTTTTAAGTTTTTAACTGGACAAAAAGATATGGTTATCCCATATTTCTTTTGTAGTTCAACACAAACAATTGCAGAAGTCTTAAATGCTTTAGCAGTCTCATTTCAGAGTTCAATGTTCTTTGATGAGTATAACAACTTTATTGTTATGAGCAAAGAGTATACTCTTCCTTTAGGAACATCAAGGCCTGTCGATGTAACGTTATACGGATCACAAGCAGAAGATCCAAGTATTTTAGAAAACATTATCTCAGAATCTACTATCGACAACAATGTTTATAACGATGGAAAGATTGATTATACTACTAGATATATTCAAAGATCTTATGGGTCTATTAAGCAATCTACTATGCTAGATCAAGACAAAAACTGGGTATACAAGCCTTACTTGCTTTGGGAAGTTACTGGAACAGAGAATACAAAATCTGTTAATGATAATGTAGCCAGCATGTCAAAGCACATGCTTTCTGCAATGCCACTAAGTTCTGATCTTTCAAATATTGCTCCAAGAGTTGTAAACAATGTTTTGACTAATAACATTATTGATCTTGGTGAGAATGCATATTGGCTTACCAGATATAACGGATACCTATATGCAAATGGAGAAATCATCAAGTATGATGCTGCACAGTTTAATGTTTCCAAAGTAGGAAATGTTTGGATTTCTAGTGTTGAAGAATATCAAAACTACTTCTCATCTCTACCATTTAATGGTAAGATTTACCCCACTGGGCTATTACGTATATATTCCGAGCCTGACTATGAGATTGTTAATGGCGTTACAAGATTAAAGTCTGGAGAAGTAAAGAAGCACGGTAGAGCACAATTTGGAACAACCATCACTAGTCACTCTGCTGGGCTAAATTCTTATTGGACAAACAATGATAATGTTCGTGGCTGCAGCATGTACTCAGAACATCTATTTTCTAACAATGCAAATGCTAGAACTACAGTGAATGAGGCAGCAGGAGTAAGTAATGAGTTAGCAAAACAAATGACAAGAACTGGAGTTATTAGAAACTTTTTAACAAACTCTTATATCTCTGAGTATGATAACTCTAAAAAAATATCAACAACGTCTGGCTCTGTTCAGTCTTCAGCGCTTGTTCTTACTGGCCCTAACTTTACAACTACTCAGTCACCAATTGATAATATTAGTTATGTTTATAAACCACTGGACAACAAGTTTAAGCATTTTGGAACTAGACTAAGAATTATTGGAAAGATTGAAAACAACGAGGTACGTGGACAAACTCCTTCTGGCAGTATGACCTATTACGTGATACCTGGAACAGATCCTTCACAAAACATTAGTATCGGTGGTGGTTCTGGTGGTCTTGGAGTAATGGTTAATCCAACAACCAATGCTGGATACTACTTTGAAATTGCAGCACTTACAGATGTAAATATATCAAAGTATACCGATGGATCAGAAACACACAACCTATTCTTTTATAAAATACAAAAAGATTCTGCTTCTGACAAAGCGGTACCAGTAAAACTTTGGGGTGGACTTAGCAGTGTAATTGTAGATGATGGAACTCTTGTTGGTCAGTATAGAGTTAATGGAGAAGAGAATCCAACAGTGTATGATGTTGCTGTTGAGTATATGGATGTTGGAACTGTAAGAAACTTTTATTTATATATTAATAACAAGATCGTTGCCACAGTAACAGACACAATCCCTTTGCCAATTTATAATAATATGTGCTTATTTACACGTGGATCATCAAAATTAATGTTTGAAAATATTTTTGCTCTTGCAGGTAACTATTCTCAAAATACAACCTTTGCTGTTGATATTCCATTTAACCAGGTTTTTGACAGTCAAGAAATAAATGCAAATGAGGCATTTAGAAAATATGCCATGAGTGGTGTTGTTCAGTCAACATACCTAGCAGGTATAAGTCCTAACCAGCCACCATCCTATTCTATGTACTTTGATGAATTTGGAACAATTATGAGAGAGTGCGAGTACTTTAATATTAAATATGACAAAGCATTCCCAGCCCTTTATGCAAAAATATCTCCAACCTTTAATAAGATTAAGGGGTATGCAATTTCTGGGTTTCAGGCAAATCCGTTTGGGGCAGAGTTCTTAATCTTTAATGCAACAGACTCAGCCCTCAGCCTTGATGAAACGACTGGAAACTATCTAAGAATTCAAGGAGTTACATTTACACAAGACTCGCAGCATTCTTTAACAGTAGATGATTACTTTGCCGAGAAATCAAGTTTTTCAAATCCAAAGTTTGTTAACAATAACCTTGTCAGTTCTCCTTATACAGAGTTAGAAAAGTATAACAAGATTAATCTAAGCAGATCAACATATGGCAAAAAAGAGTTTTCATTAGAATTACCATATGTGCAAAGTCAGGATGCTGCCAAGAACATGATGGGTTGGATTATAAATAAAATCATGAAGCCAACAAAGTCTGTTGGACTTGATATATTCTCTAACCCCATGATTCAACTAGGAGATATCCTAAACATAAATTATAAGGATGAGACTGGAATGGATATTATTTCTGATATAGAAACAAAGTACGTTGTTTACAATATTAACTACTCCAGAAATAGTGAAGGTCCATCAATGACGGTATATCTAAGTGAGGTTCCAAATGACTAGTCCAACACCGAACACTCCAGGAACACAGCCAGCCACTGTTGCTAGAACCAAGTCATCAAGTCCACAGTACAGAATAGACTTGAAGGATGAGGAACTAAGCGAATACATGATGACTCGCCTTGTTTTTGAAGACATTGGCGGAGAAGAAGTTTTAAGTATTTCAAGAAATGATACTGTTTTTGGTGAGAACTTAATTTATCAGCCAATCAAGAATATGATATCTCTTGCACAAAAGTATAATTCTCAGAATCTTTTATCCTTATACGGAACGTCTCAGTCATACTTTGACAACTTCCTAATAAAGTTTGATGATAAAATACCAAATGTTGGAAATGGAACAAATGGATCTAACATTTATATTGAAAATAGCACGGGGGACCTAATCATTGAAGTTGTAAATATGCAAGATGATGAAGAGGTTGAGGTAAGTATTATGGTTTCTGGGGACATTCTACGTGATACAATATAACATAGGAGAAATAAGATGATTACTAATAAGGGTAAAGATATTATTGGAAAGTACTTACTGGGGCAGGCCCCAGCGTATGCTTCATATATTGCTGTAGGTTGCGGTGCTAAACCCCTAGAGCCATACGTAAGTGGAGCAATCCCAGACTACTCAGCCAAGCAAACCTTAGATTTTGAAATGTTTAGAATTCCGATATCATCTAGAGGATTCATTGATGATAATGGAGTTTCAAAAATTGTTTTAACTGGAGAACTTCCAACAGAAGAAAGATATGAGATTACAGAGGTTGGAATTTTTTCTGCAAAGTCTAACTCTTTAGCAGGAACAACAGACAGTAAGAATCTATATGCATTTACTACAAATGAAAACTGGAAGATTAATGGGGCCTCTTCAGTGGTTGCAATTCCAGAAAGACTAGATAGCGAAATATTCCCAAATATAATTAGAGACTCTTTCTCAGGAGTTGCAAGGGATATATTTCAGACCAATGCCGATAATCAAATCTTCACATTTGACAATAGAGAGTCAAGACATGAAAGGTCTAGATTTTTAAATAACATGATTATTTTAAGGGGAAACTCTTCTGTGATTTCAAGCAGTTCTCCTATATGGACAGCCACTGGAAACTTTATTCAACTTTCTTCAACATCTGCAGACCTATCTAAAAACTCTTTGGATGATGAGTTAAGATTTGCATTTAGCATTTTATCAAAAGACGGAACCGTTTCAGCAGTTCCTAATTATATGAATGTTAAAATTATTATTGAGTTTTCTTCTTCTACATCACCAGGAGTTACTTCAAAGATGCAGATTGATCTAGATCATAATAACACAGCAGGAAGTTTAAATAATTTTAACACAAACAGATATTTTGTAGTAAATAAAAAAATTGAAGATTTAAAAACTTCAAGTGGTTTTCCATGGAAGGCTGTAGATACAGTAAAAGTTTATGCAGAAATCAAGAGTGGTGCTTCATCAGCAAATGCTGCAGATGATGATTACTATGTTGCCTTAGATGCGCTACGTTTAGAAAATACAACATCAGAAAATGCTCTGTATGGTCTGACTGGTTATTCAGTAATTAGAAATCTTGCAGGCATGCCAATTGTAAAAAATGGAAATACAAGCAACTATATTGAGTTTAGGTTTGCAATGGATGTGTCATGATGGCAGACAAAGATATCAAGGTTATCAGAATTAAAAAAGAAGATCTTCCACCAATTAACTCAAAAACTCAAGGTTATAATTTTAGATACAGAATAGTTTCAGAAGATAAGAATAGAACGTCACATTGGTCATCTCAAATAGAACTTGATCCAAACTACACTTATGTACCTGGAAACAAAAGCATTTCCTCCGTTGGGGATGTAGCAACAGCAACATGGGAGCCAGTACGGATTACCAAAGTCGTTGGGTCAACAACATATGAAATCGGAACAGAGTCAGAGTATGATATTTGGGTTAAATGGGATAAGAATGATTCTGGAGACTGGCAGTACAAACAAAGAATAACAGGTAACTCTGTATCACTAATTAAACCAACTACTTATTTTATTAATAATGTTAATCAAAATCAACTACCAAATCGGGTAACGGTTGAGGTATTTTTAAAAGGAACGCCAATAACAAGACAGTATAGTTACTTGAAGGGGTATGTCATTGGACCACACACGGTTTAATGGTATAATAGAATAACCATGCCAAACATTCCATTGCCTAATAGAGGCCAGCCTATTGATGTAAGTTATCTGTATCAAATTGCAGATGCTGTTAATTCTTTGACTACAAGTGTTTCTGCTGCATCAAATAAGTATGTGACAGTTGACACAATTTCCTTTGGTAAAAAGGATCTAGGGGCATCTGAAATGCGTGTGGTTGGAGGCTACGCCGAGGTAGCAAACAATACTCCAGTAGGAGTAGGAGGAGAGTTACCATTCTTCCTTACATACAGTGGATTTAAGCATGCCCCAATTGTAACTGCAACACCTATTAATATTGGTGGAACAACTGCAGGATCAGACATCTCCGTAGTATTAAAAACAGTTACCGCATCTAGAGTAGATGGCATAGTTAAGTTTAAAACTGGAGGAAATGTAACTATTGGTGTAAATCTGATTGCTATCGGATTGCCGAATTAATGTTAAGATGTACTAAATGCAAAGGGAGAATGTTTGTCGATAGACAATATAGTTCTGCTAGTTTTTTAGAAATTTATTGTATTTTATGTGGATTTAGAAAAATGTTCAATCCACCGAACCAGTCTCAGGAGGGCAAGTGGCTACTAGAAAAGGAAATCTTGAGAGCGAAGCATACAATGTCGCACCTGTAATTCCAGGAAATAAAAAGGCGTGGTTTTTAAATGGTGATCTAATACGTATACACCATTACAATAAGTCAAACGGAATAATGTCTGTTTATAACATTACAAAAGATCAGATTGAAAGTTTTTTAATTAGTGATTT